TTGCGATGAAGAATGTTAAATTGCTTCTCGAGCACGACAGAACTCGACCAATCGGAAAACTTGCTGATTACGAAGTAAATGACAAAGGCATAACCGCTAAATTCGTTTTAGCAAAGACTTTCGCAGCTGATGACGCATTAGAAGAAGCCGCTACCGGACTTCGAGATGGATTCTCAGTCGGTGCGATGATTAACGAATGGTCTAACGACAATGGCGTAATGAAAATTAGTTCAGCTTCTTTGGAAGAAGTTAGTCTTGTTACAGATCCAGCAATAGATAGCGCTCGCGTTAGCGAAGTCGCCGCTTCTGAGAATGAAGCACAAATAGAAAATTCTGAATCGGCGTCCGTCGAATCAGATCAACCAACCGAAGGAGAACAAGTGTCAGACACTACCGCTCCAGCTCCTACCGAAGAAGCGGTAGAAGCTGCTAAGGTGGAAACTGTTGAGGCAGCTCGCCCAGCCTTTTTCACCAAGCCTCGCCTAGAGTTTACGAAGGCGAAGTACCTCGAAGCTTCAATCCGCGCCAAAGTTCTTGGCGATGACGCTTCACGTCAGTACGTTTTAGCTGCTGATGACACCACAACCAACAACGCTGGCTTAATTCCAACTCGCCAGCTAACCGAGATTGTTAATCCTCTCTCAAATGCTGATCGTCCAATTATCGACGCGATTTCTCGCGGCACACTTCCAGACGCAGGTATGACCTTCGAAATTCCGAAGATTACAGCTGTGCCAACTGTTGCTGAGGTAGCAGAAGAAGGCGCAATCGGCGAGACCGGAATGACATCAAGCTTCATTACTGTAAACGTTAAGAAGTTTGCTGGTGGACAAGAATTCTCAGTAGAGCTACTTGATCGTTCCAGCCCTGCTTTCTTTGATGAACTCGTTCGTCAAATGGAATTCGCTTATGCTCGCGCAACAGATGATTTCGTAGTTTCTGAAATTGGAAATAACGGAACTCTAAACGCAACTGGACAAGCTGAATCTGCGGCTGGCCTTGTAGCTTATGCTTCAAGCGCTGCTTCTGCCGTCTATGCCGCTTCACTTGGCTTCGCGAGAAACATCGTTGTCTCTCCGCAACAATGGGGCAACATTATGGGTTATGCCGAATCTTCTGGCCGCCCAATTTTCACAGCTTCTTCACCATCAAACGCAGCTGGCGTAGCAACACCAACTTCACTTCGCGGAAACGTCCTTGGATTAGATCTTTATGTAGATCGAAACATTGGCGGAACTGGCGATACTGGTCTTGGCGATTACTCAATGGTTGTTCTCAATCCAGAGTCCTACACTTGGTATGAGTCCGGTCGATTCCGTCTTGAGACTAACGTAATAGCAACTGGACAAATTAAAGTCGCATATTACGGCTACGGCGCACTCGCTACAAAGGTAGGCGCTGGCGCTAACTGGTTCAACAAGAGCTGATAAATCCCAATAGTGACGGCCAGTCCGCTCCCGAGCTGGCCGCTCACCTAAAGAATGAAAGGATGACGAAATGCCAACGATAGTCACAGCTTCCGAGCTACGAGCCGTCCTTGGCGTTTCGTCATCTCTCTATAACGACGCTTACTTAAACGACATCATAGACACTTCAGAGAATTTAATTCTCCCAATGCTCGTAACCTATTCGACGAGAATTGAGAAAGTTAAATTAACCGATAACGTCGCTTACTATTACACTTCAACAATTCACGAGTTCAGCCAAGGTCAATCGGTAATCGTAACTGGTTGCGGTTCACCTTTTAACGCAACAGTTACCGTAACTGATGACTTAATCGAGCCTTATGTCTTCACAGCCGCTATAACTAACGCAGACATTATCGAGCGCAACGTCATCCCAGCCGGAACCGCCACACTATCCGGCGCTTCCACTTATGTAGGCAACGCTAACGTTGAAAACGCGGTTATCATTACTTCAGTCGAAATCTTTCAAGCGAGAACTGCCGCAGGTGGGCAGATCGAGGGAGTGGACTTCACAGTCTCACCTTTCCGGCTTGGCCGCTCCCTCTTTAATAGAATTTCCGGAATCCTTGGGCCATATATCGACACAGAGACGATGATCGGATAATGCCATCGATTTCAGAGGATATTCGCGGCGTCATTAAAACAGCTTTGGCAAACGTCAGCGCCAATGTTTACGATCACGTCCCGGAAGCACCTCAAGTTCCAGCCGTCGTAATAGTTCCCGATTCTCCTTATATGGAGATGGAAGTTCTTGGCAAAGTTACGACTCGAGTTAAATTAAATTACACAATCTCGGCGGCAGTTGCCTATTTATCCAATCCAGCTTCATTAGACAATTTAGAAAAGCTAGTTCTTAGTATTCTTGGCGCTTTATCGGCGTCCAAGTATGAGTTATCAACGGTTAGCCAACCAGCGGTAACTCAAGTCGGAACGGTAAACTTACTTGTTGCCGACATAAGCTTGAGCGTCCGCTACGAGCAAACCGCATAAGGAGACCCAATGACAACTATCATTACTGGGCGCGATGTGACCTTCACACTAGACACGAAGCCATATGACGCTCAAACAACCTCAGCGACTCTCAGCGCTGAAACAATTATCGAGACCTATCAAACCCTTGATGGTCGCGCTTACAAGTCCGTTGATAAACAATGGACATTCACAATCGAACTTCTTCAGGATTGGGGCGCTTCAGGTGCTCACGGTTCTTTATTCGAGTCGATGTGGAACAATGCTGAACAAAGCCCTAACAGCACAGTTCAAGTTGTATTCACAGCCGTAACTGGCGCAGTATTTACTTTCAACGTTCTTCCAATTTTCCCAAGCGCAGGTGGAGCTGCTCCAGGAGCACTTACCGATACTTGGACATTGACAGTCGTTGGACAACCTTCAGAGTCTTACACCTAATAGATCGGGGAATCGGGAGCTATGAAACTCAACCTAACAATTAAATATACGAACGGCGAAGTGGAAACCTACACCGCAGGGCTTCCTGAGTGGGCCAAGTGGGAACGGAAAACTGGTAAGTCGATCTATAAAATGACCGACATTAAAGAATACCAACAGACCGATTTTCTATTCTTGGCTCACGCCGCCTACGTCAGAGCCGCAGCTGGCAAGCCAACTAAAGCTTATGACGTTTGGGAACTCACTGTCGATGAACTAATAATCGGAGACATTGAAGACCCAAAAGGTTCCCAACCGGAAGCCTAAACCGACTCATCCTTGAGTTGGCAATCGCAACCGGAATCCCAATGAACTATTGGGAAGATATTGACGATGTAATGACTGCAATGGATATTTTGAAGGAGCGAAATGGCGGAGGTAGGGCTTAGTCAATACAGCCAACGCGAACTTCGCCAACTCGCCAAAGCGTTTAACTTGATGGGAGATGAAGCCGTCGATGAAGCTAAACAAGTTGCAGGAGAGATGGCTGACTTTGCTCTCAAGGAAATCCAACAAGCTGGCCGGACGCGTCAAAAGGCAGCAGGAGCAGTTAGAGCAACGGTTGATGGAGCTAAAGTCTCAAAAGCTTCAAAGACGGGTCGAATCGATATCGGATTTGCGCGTCAGCGTTTATCTGGTGGCGGTAATACACAGCAACTATGGGCAGGCTTGGAGTTTGGATCTAATCGCTTCAAGCAATTCCCAAGCTATTCCGGTCGATACGGCCGAGGGTCTCGAGGCTGGTTTATTTATCCAACCCTTCGCAAGATTCAGCCTGAATTGACTCGCAAGTGGGAAGAAGCAACGGACAAAATTGTGAAGCGATGGGCTAACTAATGGCTAGAGATTACAGAACGCTAAAGCTGGAGATTCTCGCAGAGACGAAGCAATTCGTCGATGATATGAAAAAGTCCGAAACTCAGGTCGAGGGTTTCGGTGGCAAAATGGAAAAGTTTGGCAAGGTGGCAGCAGCCGCTTTTGCCGCAGCAGCCGCAGCTGCCGTTGCTTATGCTGGCAAGTTAGCCGTTGATGGTGTTAAAGCTGCCATTGCTGATGAAGCTGCACAGAATCGCTTAGCTAATGCTTTAAGAAATGTTACTGGCGCTACTGATGCTCAAATCGCTTCCGTTGAGAAGCAAATCGAACAAATGTCACTTTCATTCGGTATTGCCGATGAGCAACTTCGACCAGCCTTCCAGCGTTTAGCGACTGCAACTGGCGATTTAAGTAAAGCCAACGATTCACTAGGTCTAGCTCTTGATATCAGCGCATCCACCGGGAAATCAGTTGAACAAGTAGCCAACGCGCTATCTAAGGCCTATGAAGGCAACACTGGAGCATTAACTCGATTAGGTGTTGGATTATCAACTGCCGAAATCAAATCTCTTGGTTTAGACGGCACAATGAAGCAACTAGCCGAGACTTTTGGTGGAGCTGCTACTGCCCAAGCTAATACGCTTGAAGGTCAAATAGATCGGCTAAAAGTTAGATTCGATGAGACTAAAGAATCTATTGGAGCGGCATTATTACCAGCGGTTAAAGCCTTCATTGATTACATAGTAAACCGATTCATCCCATTACTTATCGAAGCCAAAGATAGAGCCTTAGCGCCAATCAAACAGGCTTTTGAGGATAACAAAGAAGCTCTTAGAGACTTATGGCAGTTCACAAAAGATTATCTAGTTCCATTATTTGAGTTTACTTTAGTTCGAGCAATCGAAGGCGTTGGAAAAGCCATTGCGACAATCACTAACATAATTGGCCGGGTAGTAACCGAAATTAAAGCCCTAGTTCAAAATGCCGTCGATGCTATTAACTTTCTTATTGCTCAATATAACCGTCTACCTTTCGGCAACATCAACGCTTTATCGCTAGGCGGCGGCGGTGGTGCAGTAGGCAATTTTCAAATGAGCACAGGATCTAGTCTCGGTGGCGGCGCAGCTAGTTCTACTACTTTAAGCGGACTTGTTGGAGCACTCGGCGGTCTTGGCGCATCAGTTGCCGGATTATCGGGCTCGGTAGGCGGCGCGAAAGGTGGCGGAACTCCCGGTCAATTAAAAGCTTTAGGCAAAATTGAAGCAGATTTTGCAATTCTACAAAGTTTAGTTGCTCAATTAACTGGCGAATCCCCTTCAACAATGAATCAAACATCAGCCGAAGACTTACGCTTTGGTCGAGCAATTAACATAAACGTCAATGCTCCTTCCGTCATAGATGAGACTGGATTTGCTCGAGCAGTAGTTGATGCTATGAATAGCGTTGAAAGACGACAAGCTGGCGGATACAGCGCTCTCTTCAAATAATCTATGACTCTTTGGAATCCTGAATATCGCGTAAAGGTCAACGGGTCAACCGTCACATCTGCGACCTTAGCCGGAATGACAATCAATAGCGGTCG